TATAAGTTCTAATGTCACATCAAAACGATACTGCTAAGGCATCAGTAACTTCACTGAACCCTGAACCAGAAATCAAAGAGGAAAAGAAAGAGAACTTTGATGAGGACATCTCATTAGAAGAAGCTTTATCTACCTTGTGAAGAAGTTCAATGAACTATGGCTAGTAGTATTTTTTGCTCTAGCCTTCTTCATTCATGTGGAAGTACTTCATGTAAACTTCCATAGCAGAGAGGCACCTCAGTGTCGGACCTCTCTGTAATTTGGCTTTTAGCCCCGTACGCGGGATACCTATTAGCCGTCTAGACGGTGGGATAGACCACAAAACCTTTAATTTAATTTGCTAGCAGAGACGATTTATACCTTCAAACATTTTTAAATATAGATAATGGCACAACAGTCAACCGCACATCAGGCTAGTGTAACTAAGCCAGGTGCAGATAATGGAGGCTCAGATAGACGAGCCCTTTACCTGAAATTGTTTAGTGGTGAGATGTTCAAAGGCTTCCAGCACAATGCGATTGCTCGTGATTTGATTATGAAGAGAACCCTAAAGAATGGGAAATCTTTACAGTTCATCTACACAGGTCGCACCTCAGCGGAGTACCACACACCAGGAAATTCAATACTTGGTAATAGTGATGGTGCACCACCAGTAGCTGAGAAAACTGTAACCGTAGACGAGTTATTAATTAGTTCAGCATTTTTGTATGAGCTAGATGAGGTACTTGCACACTATGACCTTCGTAGTGAGATCTCTCGTAAGATCGGTTATGCTCTAGCTGAGAAATATGACAGACTTGCATTCCGTGCAATCACACGTGGAGCAAGATCAGCATCACCTATCACTAAGTCTAACTTTGTAGAGCCAGGTGGTACTCAGATTCGTGTTGGTGCTACAACCAATGATTCTGATGCTTACGGTGCAACAAACCTAGTTAACGCTTTCTATGATGCAGCTGCAGCCTTAGATGAAAAAGGCGTTAGTTCTGATGGAAGAGTAGGTGTATTAAATGCACGTCAATACTATGAACTCATCCAACAAGTAGGTGAGAATGGTCTAGTTAACAGAGACTCACAAGGTACATCCCGTCAGAAGGGTAATGGAATTGTAGAGATCGCTGGTATCAAGATCTACAAGTCAATGAACATTCCATTCTTCGGTTCTTATGGAACTAAGTATGGTTCAGCTTCAGCGACAAACCCAGGAGTAACTTCTCCAGGTAACGTTGGTTCATTCGTTAGTGAGGCAGTAGAAGATGCTGCTAATGATGTAACTGGAATCAACAATGAGTATGGTCAGGAAACTGAATTTGCCAACTCATGTGGCATCATCGGACAGAGAGAATCTGCTGGTGTTGTCGAAGCAATTGGTCCTCAAGTACAAGTAACTAAGGGTGACGTATCCGTGATTTATCAGGGTGACGTAATTCTTGGACGCCTAGCTTGTGGTGCTGATTACGTGAATCCAGCCGCATGTGTTGAACTTATTGCAGGTGCTGCAGTTGGTTCATCAGGTAACGCTGCATTCTAACTACTTAAGGGAGTCTATATGGCTCCCTTTTTTTTATTCATATAAATTAACTATGCCTTATCCAACCACTAACGCTGCTCAAGAACTACCAGCAGTAAATCAAATACTGGCAGCTTGTGGTCAGGCTCCAGTCACTTCATTAGATCAAACCAACCCAGACGTTGCGATTGCATATGACACTCTTATAGAAACATCTAGAGAGGTACAGTCAGAAGGATGGACCTTTAATAAGGAAGCTCATTATGAATTCACACCTGATGCAAATAATGAGATTAAAATACCAAACAATGTATTACAGTTAGACTTATCTCATAACGGAAATAATGGTAATAAAAATTCAGTTAGAAGAGATGGTAAGTTATATGATAAACAAGAACATACATATCAATGGACAGATGGCACAGTAGAATGTGACGTTGTTTGGTTCTTTGATTGGGTTGATCTGCCTAGACCTATTCAAGACTATATAACTTGTAGAGCAACTACTAAAACTTCTAGCCGTATTGTAGGAGATCAAAGTCAATACCAAATGCTTCAACAAAATGAAGCTTATATGAGAGCTATGGCATTGGAGTATGAAACCCAACAAGGGGATTATTCATTCTTTGGTAGACCAGAAGGCTCTGAACCATACATTAGTTTCGAACCTTACAAAGCACTTATGAGATAATGGCAGCAGTCACACAAAGAGTCAGTAATTATTTAGGTGGTGTATCTAGACAATCTGACGATAAAAAACTTCCTGGTCAAGTCACGGAACTAATCAATGGTTATCCAGATGTCACAATTGGTTTAACTAAACGACCAGGTTTTAAATTTATAGCAACTTTAAAGAACTCAGGTGGTACAGCTTATAGCGGTACTTCACTGGATGGAGCTAAATGGTTCTATATCAATAGAGATACAGATACTGAAAAGTATATTGGCTGTATCACACCGAAGGTAGGAAATACAAATGGAAATGTATTAGTTTGGAATGCTATCACTGGTGCAGCTTGTACAGTCAATACAACAACTCACCATTCAGCTTGGGCTACTAATACTGTATATGCAGTAGGAGATAGAGTTATCAGTGATACTGGAAAGATTTATGAATGTATAGTTCCTGGTACATCTGGGGCTAATGCACCAACAGGTACTGGTACTGATATAATAGATCACTCAACTAATTGGGCGCAAAATACAGCCTATTCAGTAGGTGATATTGTACGTCTACAATATGAAGTTAGTACTGGTGGTAATTCTGATAATGGTGGTAATCCTGAATCACATGATAACCTTTATAAATGTGATCAAGCTGGTACTACAGGAAACTCATCGACAAAACCAACAGGTACAGGTAATGACATAAGTAGTGGTAGTGCTAGGTTTGACTTTTATTCTTCCACTGTTCATTGGAAATATGTCTACAACATAACAGATTACTTTAATGGTACTCGTGATAACTATGACGTATTAACTGTACAAGATACATCTATTATTACTAATAATAATGTAAGTGCTACAGCAGAAGCTACACCTACTACACCTTGGTTAAGAACACGTCAAACAATACTTTATGATGATGCGCCTATAAATGATGGTAAGTATCATTTAATGGGACCAGCTTTACCTACTCAAAGTAATCACACTGCTGCAGGTGCTTGGACATTTAAATATTATAGGAATGATGGGACGACAGTTACCAGATCAGGTTTACATTTAACTCAGACACAACATGATGGACCAGGTGGCTTTAAAGCTTCTGTAACCCTATCTTCTTTTCTGTCACAGCTTGGAGGTAGAATAGTATCTGAAGCTAATGATCATGCAGGTTTTGATAATGGTAACGGTACGAGTCAATATGGATCATTAGCTTATAGTATTGTCAACGGTGCTATACAACTTGACTGTACAACTTTATTAGAAGCTGCTCAACCAAGTGCTAATCCAGCAACAGCAGCTGTATATGGAAGGAAATACTTTGCAGTAGAAGTAACTCATACAAATATACCTATAACCATGCCACCTGGTGCTGTCTTAAGAGACGGTTATGATGCAACAACACAATTATGTAGTACATTCCAAGAGAATGCTGCTACAGCTGCATCCTTACCAGCAAGTGCATTTCATAATCACATATGGCATGTAACAAACTCAGCAAGTTTAGATGAGGATGATTACTGGGTTCAGTTTAAAGCAGATGATGAATCACAATTAACTGAAACTGCTGGTCATTGGGTTGAGACTTTAGATCCAAATGTATTCCCTGGACTATCAGACCAGAGTATGCCTCATGAATTAATTAATACGGCTGCTAATACTTTTACATTTAGACCAGTAACATATACGAAACGTCTATCAGGTGATGATTTAACTAACCCTGCACCTAGCTTTATTGATAAGAAGATTGAGAAAACGTTCTACCATAGCAATAGATTAGGATTCTTATCTGGTGATAATGTCATCCTTAGTCAAGCTGGTGAACCTTTTAACTTCTTCCATATAACAGCTAGAACTCAATCAGCTGCTGACCCAATAGATATAGCTTGTCAAACAACTAGACCTACCTCACTAAAGAATGTACTACCTACAGCTGGTGGTTTAATACTGTTTTCTAAGAATCAACAGTTTATAATGCTTTCGGAAAATGATGGAATACTAAGTCCATTAACTACATCTACTAAGGCAATATCAAACTTTGAATTAGATACCAGTGTTGAGCCTGTTGACTTTGGTTCTTACTTTAATTTTTTATCTAAAACACCAGGTAAAACTAGAGTGTTTTCAATGATATTTCAAGGTGAAAACAAAGCACCCAAGGCATTAGATATATCTACTGTTGTTGACACGTGGCTACCTACAACTATTGATACGTTTGTAGCTAGTGTACAGTCACAACTTCTAGCTTTATCTAGTCAGTCTTCAAGAAATATATATGCTTTCAGAACTTATAATGATGGTGAGAAAGCGTTAATGCAAACATGGTTTAAGTGGCAACTACCTGGAACTGTACAACATATAAACATAGATAATGATGATTTCTATGCTGTAACTAAACAAGGTGGTAACTGGACTATATCTTTAGCTAACCTCACTCAAAGCCCAGAGGATGCAATCATAGTTAATAACAATGGAGATAAGATAAACCCTTGTATGGATCTATATAAGGCTGCATCGTCAGTTACTTATGATGCTGCTAATGATTTGTCTAAGTGTTATCTACCATTTACTGATGATACAAATTTAGCTCCAGTCATTGTTATAGCTGGTGATACATCCGGTGGTACATATGCTGAGTCTGGATTTACTATTACACCAGGAAGAGGTTCAGATGGTACAGGGTCTTATTTCTCAGTACCTGGTAAGGATTTAACAAGTGTAGCTAGTAATGTAATCCTTGGTTATAGATATGACTTTGATGTAAAACTACCTAAAACATATTTCTATGATGGAAACCAAAAAGCTGATTACACCGCATCAGTAACTCTTGCTCGTATGAAGTTTGCAGTTGGTCTATCTGGAATGATGGGATTTAAGATAAAGGTTAAAGGTAGAGATGAATGGTATAACATCAATCCAGTTGTAACTGCAGATAACTACTTAGCTAATGATGTTCCATTGGATGAACACTCAGTCTTTACTGTTCCAATCCACCAAAGAACTGAAAATACAGAAGTGAGACTGTTTAATGACTCACCATTTCCCGTCTCTCTTAACTCGATGATGTGGGAAGGAAACTACTCACCACGATTTTATAGGAGGACTTAGATATGGATCAATTTAATATGAGTATGCCAGGTGAGCCACAGATAGGTTTACCTGGTAATCACATAGTTGAGAGGATTAAGCAGGAAGCTGGTATAGAGATGACTCTTACAGGTACTGAAGCATTTGTTGCTAGTGCTGTTCTTCAAGGTATAGGTGGCTTCTTTGGCCGTCGATCAGCCAAGAAACAACGACGTAGGGAAGAAGCATTCCTGAAGATGAAGTACGAACAGTACGATCTTCCTCTTTGGGAAATGGGTAAGCAAAGACTTATCGCTGAAAGGGATGAGATATTACGTTCAATTCTTTTAAAGAAGAGTAACGAAGAAAAACTAGCTAAGTTTAAAGATTCTAATAATCTAAGAACTTATAAACATGCCTTACAGATACACCAATTAAAAGTAAGGAATGATCAAAAACTATTCGAGAAGTCTGAACGACTATTTGAAGGAGCTGTTGAAGGAGCTAAGGATCAAGCAGCATTAGAATTC